CGAGCGGACGGGACGCCCACGGTTCCTCGTCCCACGAGATGCCGGGCGAAGCCGTTTCCAGAACCAGCGAAGCGCCCAGGTCGATCTCAGTGAAGCGCCCGTCGTTGACCGAGTAGGCGATCAGCTTGTTCGGCTTTGGCGACCCGTCCAGCGGCAGCGCCCACATCACCACGGCGAGGCCGGGGATGGTGGCCGACTTGATCGTGTCCACCGCGCCAGTGTTCATCCGTCTGGCGATGGCGCGGTTCACCTTGCCGTGGCCGATGGGTGTGGCCTGCTGCCCATCGAAGGCGTAGAAGCCGTCGCGGTCGATGAAGTAGGTCATGCGGCCATCGTCGATGACCGCGCCGGCCGCGATGGGGCCCCGCCCGCGCTCGACGCGCTCGATGTCGAAGATCTTCGGCGCGGACCCGAGGTAGCGCATCCGGTAGATGGCCCGCTCGGACCAGATGATGCCGACCTCGCCGCCGATCACCGCCCGGATCGCACCGTCACCCGCTTGGGGCAGGGAGCCGCTGTAGCCGGCAAACGTGGACAGGTTCGGAGCCCAGTTCTCAAGGTTCGGGATCTGGATGATCTGCGGCCACCACACGCGGTTCGGCTGCTCGCCGTCCTGATCGTCGAAGGTGTGCGCCAGGACCGGGATGCCGTAGATCAGCGCGATGTGGTAGGCGCGCGGCCTGCGTGCGCTCGACGGCGGGATCATGTCGGCGAAGGCCGGGCCACCGACCTCATTCACCTGGATCGGCACGGAAGGACCGCCGACGGCGATGACCTTGGTGCCGTACTGAACGAATTCCCAGCCGGCATCGCCAAGCGCGTACCCGCCCGGCTTCGACACGTTGGTCCAGCCGGAGGTGTCGCCGCTGCGAACGTAAATCGCAGTCTGCGTGCCGACGTAGGTGAAGGTCGCCCCGCCCGGCACGGACGCGGTGATGCCGCCGCGGGACTCCCCGGGCAGGGCAATGCCGGCGTCCACCGGCGAGGGGAACGGGCCGTATCCTCCGCCCGCCATCGGCAAGACATTCCTCGCCTGCACCATGCCGCCAGCGATGGGCGCTTGGTCGGGGAGCCATTCGGCGAAGGGCTCTACAGGAATGGCCTGATCTCCTGGGGCGGCTGCCGGCGGCGCGTCTCGGCGGCAAGGTCGGCGCGGGCGGAAACAGCGTTGGCCTGGGCGATGGCGGCGTTCTCCTGATCGTGCAGCATGGAATAAAACACCCTCGCCTTGGCGGCCTCGCGGATCAGCTCGAACGCAAACTGGAGCCATGCGTTCGAGTCATCGTCCGCAACGAGGGGCTCGTACGAACGGACGCCCCACAGCCTGATCGTGTAAACCTTGTCCGGGATCGGATAGAGCCGGTACTGGTTGGCGAAAAGCGCGAAATGCGTGGGCATAGCCCGTTCGCCCGGCTCCCAGCCTTCCATGGTGTCGTTCGAGATCGACCGCAGCTTCCGGCGCGGCGTGGCGATGCTCACGGTGAGCCCGGCCACATACTCCGCTGGCAGCGCGTAGAATTCCTGCCCCGCCTCCGTCTCGCGCTCCCACAGTTGCTGGTTGAACCAGAATGCATCCTGCTGGTGCGCCTTGATCGCCTCGTTGATGTGGAGGCGGATCTGCGTGACCTCATCGGCCTTCAGATCCGCCGCCCGATCAACGAACCTCGTCTCCGAAGCGATAACATCCTGGAGGCGAAGGAAGGTCGTCATGCTAGAGGGTCGGCCCCTCTTCCACGTAGACGATGACCAGTCGGGCCGCGCCGGTGCTGGCGGCGGTGCCGGATTGGGTGTACTTGACCTTGACCTCCTGATCCGCCGTGAACCTCAGGGCCAGCGCCGCCGCCGAGGTGTAGACACCGGCGGTGCCCTCGGTGACGGACGACCCGGAGGTCGAAGCGTCGAAGATCTCGTTCAGGTTGGCCCCGTAGCCGACCGTCACGACGTTCGTGGTGCCGCCGTTGAACACCGTATCCACGATGACGGCGGCGTAGGTGATCGTCGCCCCCTTCGGGATGATGACGCCGGTCGATACCCCGGACGCGATGCCGCTGGTGTTGTAGGCGAAGCTCGCCGACACGCATTTCGGCATCGGCAGGTGGTGACGGAGGGCCTTGGACCCGGTGACGCCAGTAGGCATTCTCAGCCCTCCTTAAGCGTGCGCTTTTGCATACGTCGAGATGACGATGCAGCCGCGATCGGTGGAGTTGAAGACGTCCTTCTTGACGCCCCACAGGAGCTTCGCGGCGACGTACCGCTTGTCGTCGTAGTCCCGCATGGACTCGACCCACTTCCAGGCCCCGCCGCCGTACTGGCGGCCCCAGGCGATGGACAGCGCGTTCTGCCCGAGGAAAACGGCCCTGCGGGTGTCGGCAACGGCAGCGCCCGTGCCGCTGTTGACGCCCTGCGTAACCCACTGGCTCGGCACGAAGATCGTGTCGTTGTACTCGCCGGCGGCGAACTCGTAGAGCGGGTTGCTGGCCGACCGGGCCAGGGCGGCGCGCTGGATCGCTTCCCAGCGGTCGTCGTCGCGGAGGTCGGTGAGTTGCTCGGGCGACAGGATGCAGACGTACTTGCGGCCATCTCCGGGCTCGATGCGGAACGCCGAGCTCTCCTCCTTGAAGGCCCGCTCCCGCGCGAAGTCGATGAGCTGCAGGGTGAACTTGTCCCCGGAGCCGAGGCCCTCGTCAGTGGAAGCGGAGCCGGCCCGCAGGATGCGCGTGCTGGACGTGGGGGCGACCACGGTGTTGTGGCCACGCCGGGTGACGTGCAGCGCGTTCGCCGGAGTGAAGCCGCAGGCGTGGTTCATGATCGCCTGTTCGAGACGCCGCGCGCCCCATTCGGAGATCGCGTCCTTCGCCTCCTCGCGGAGGTCGTCCCACGGGTAGCGCTCCTCGGAAATCTCGTCGCCGACGAATACCGCGTGCCGGCTGAGGTTGATCACCATCGACGCCTGATGGATGGTCAGGTCTTCCTCGAAGCCCTCCAGGGTTTCGGACCCGACCTTGCCTTCGCCGTCGATGGGCGCGCGCAGGTTGTAGTAAACCGTGTCGCCCTTCTTGCGACCCTTCGCCGACCGCTCCGAGATGATCGCGGAGTTGCCGCCGATGTACGGCTTCATGATGGTTTTGGCGAGAACAGCAGCCTGAAGCTGCGTCTCCCAAATCTTGACGCTGTTCGCGTCGGTCGTGGGGAAATAGTCGGCCACAGCCGTTGGTCTCCACCGTTTGCCGACCTCGCTTAACGGGGAGAGGCCACAACCCTGGGACCAACGATGCAGCTCGTTGTCAGCGGGACCGCCGATATCGCTCGGCGTCAGCGCACTAAGGAAATACCCTAGTGGGGGTCGCTATTCAACACCTTATTTGCGCAGTTTGCGTACCGCGCCTGAGGCAAACGCCTCCTCGACCGTGATGCCGCCCAGCTCGGCGATCTTCTGCGCTCGCCCGGCCTTGCCGGAGTTGAACAGCTTCACCGCCTCCATCTGGGTCAGGCCGCCGGCAGACGCGCCAGCGCCGCCGATACCGCGCGCGGCTTCCGCCTTCACCCGCTTCTGCTGCGCGACCTCCTGCTTCTGCCGTTCCGCCTGCGGCACGTAGCCGGCGGCGATGGCCGTCTTCCAGACGTACTCGCCGTAGCCCATGCCGGCCTTCTCCGCGGCTTGGTGCATGTCGCGCTCCAGCCCGCCGATGATCACCCGCACCGTCTCCGGCGGGTAGATCTTCTCCAACTGGTCAGCGATGGGCTTGGCAAGGTAGTCGCCGGCCTCCACGAGGTCCGGGGCCACGCTCGCCTTGAACGCTTGGTAGTCCTCGACGACCTTGGAGACGTACTGCTGCTCCTGCAGGGCCGCGGCCTCGCGCTCGGCACGCCGCTCGCGCTCCTTGCGGGTTTCCTGCGTCTCTGTCAGCAGGTGGTTGATCACCCGCCCGAAAAACTCGCCGTCGCTCTCGCCCGGCTTCGGCGTCAGGTCTTCTGGAGCCGCCCCAGGCGTGGCAGCGGCGCGCTGCTGGACCTTGCCCAGCAGCTCCAGCATCTGCTTGTTCTGCTCCAGCAGCGCCTTGCGCTCGGCTCGCAGCTCAGCGACGACGTGCAGCGGAACGGTCGTCGGCTGCTCCGGCTTCGGCTCCGGTGCCGGCGCGGGCACCTCGGCAGCCGGCGGCGGGGACTCTTCCTCTTCGTCCTCCTCGTCCGGGCTGTCGTAGAGGTTCTCGTCGTCAGCCGGGAGCACGTCTTCCAGGGTCATTCGTCATCTCCGCTGTTGTTCGGCTCCGCCGCGCGGAGCTGCTGCTGGGCGTACTGATGCTGCAGGGCCTGCTGGTTGCGGGCCTCGTCCATCTGCAGCTTCATCGTGCCCTTCTCCAGTTCCTGATCTGCCTTGCGCCGCTGAAGCTCCAGCTTCAGGTTGCCCTCGATCACCTTCTGCTCGATCTCGGTCTGCGAGATGCGCTGCGCCGTCTCAGCCTCCTGCCCGGTTTCCTTGGCCTTCGCCACGTCGAGCAGGGCCGCCGACTGAAGCTTCACCACCTCGGCCTTCAGCTTCTCAAGCTCCTGCATCACCGTCTCGGCCTGGGCCAGCTTCATCTGCTCGGCCATCGGGTCGGGCGGCGGGGTCATCGCCTGCTTCAGCCGGCGCACGTTCTCCGCCGGCAGGCCGGACGTCTCCGCCATCTGCGTCAGGTATTCCATCTTGAACGCAGGCGGGATGTCAGGCTGCTGAACGATGGGCGCGTACGCCACCAGGGTGCGGTGCGTCTCCGCGCGCTTGTTCGGGCTGTTCGGGATCTCGTCGACCTCGACCTCGTAGGCCGCCTCCTCGTACGTGAACGGCCTGAACTGCGCCCGCCCGCTGGCGTCCACCGTCCGCACCAGTCGATCCGGCTCGATATACTCGGCGATGAACCGCAGAAGCAGGTGGCCGTGGGCGCGGTAGTAGTCCCTGAGCGCCGCAAACGCCCAGGCCACGACCGCCATGGCCGCCGCCTTCCGGCTCTCCTCGACAATGCCGGACTGGTCGTTCATCTGCTGGGCGACGATCTCCAGCGAGATGCCCGTCACCTCCCGCACCGCGGCATTGCAGAAAGACAGGATCTCGTGAGCCGACGGCGGCAGCTTGCTTTCCGGCTTGGGCATGATCATGCCGCCGGAGACCGCGCCCTTGATGGCCTCGGTGATGACCGCCGGGTTCGCCCAATCGCGCTGCGCGTCCTGGGCGTTGGGGAACGCCCCTTCCTCGGCGATGATGCCCTTGCCCGAGGTCGCGACCACCCAGATGAACAGGCTCAGGAACTTGTTCGCCCACCGCTGCGGGTCCTTGGCGTCCCGCACCATGCCGTACCAGTAGCCGTTCTCGTCGTCGCGGATGCCTGTCAGGAACAGGTAGGTGAACGCGCCCACGGGGATTTTGCGGATGCGCATGATCGTCCCGCCGTGGGTGAACGCCTCCCAATAGACCCGGCGGCGCTTGACCTGCGTGGCGGCAAGCTCGTCCTCGTAGATGTAGTCCTCGCCCTCCTTCAGCGCCTTCAGGTCACGAAGGGAGATGTCCTGTGGCCCATCCACGGTGAGGACGGATTTGTACTTCTCGCTCTCGAACCACTGCCAGTGCAGAACCTCAAAGTTGTCGTCGGACTCGACGCCGGGCTCCTCCGGCTTCGCGGGCGTGGACGACGGCTCATCGGACGCGCGGGCCTCGGGGACCCCTCCAAACTCCTCGTCCATCTCCTCGCGCGAGAGCATCGCCTTGCGAAAATGCCAGCGCCGGTCAGTCAGCCCCATTGCCTTGGCGCGGGTGTCCCAGCCGACGGACAGCGGGTCGATGCGCCGGCCCAGCAGCTCGACTTGGCCGGTGATCTCCGTCTCGGCCATGAGCTGCTGCACGCCGATGCCGCACGTCAGCATGTCCAGGGCGCTGTCACGCTCCTGCGTCGGCGCGTCCCACAGCGGGTTCTCCCGGAAGTACAGCGCCGCAGAGGACAGCAGCACGTGCTTGCTGATCTCCTCGTTCTCGGGCGTGACCGCCCGCTCGACGTAACTGATCCCCATGGGGTTGTGGATCATCGCACCGAAGGTGGCGTTCACGAGCGAGTTTATGCGGTTGAACGTCACCATCGGGCGGACCATGCGGTTGCGCCCGTCCTCGTCCTCGTCACCGCCGTTCATCAGCCGGGCGTCTTCCCTGCCCCACTGGTGGCCGTGGCGGAAGGCGATGTCCTCTTTCGCCTGCTCGTGCCAGCCGGTCAGGTACTTCGTCGCCTCCGACCGTCGCAGCGCCAGCATCGCCTCGGCGTCACGCAGGCTCGGGTATCCGTCCGGGTTGTCGGCCTTCATATCGCGCTCATCCAGGTGGCCCCGGCTGGTGTTGGCTTGCGCTTGCGCCCGTAGACGCCGGGCAGGCGTTCGCGCAGGTAGTCAGCGTCGCGCTCGCGCCACTTGGCGCAGAGGCTCAGCAGGAGGGCGTCGGCAAGGTCGGTCGAACGCCCGATGCGTTCCTTGATCTCGTCCTTGGCCTCGACGATGTACGCCGTCCCATAGGAGGTGTTCGTGTCCTTGGGGACGAACCGGATCGGCGCGGCCAGTTCCTCGACCAGCTCGTCATCGTCGGGGATGACGACCGTCTGCTGCTCGAACCACTCGCGCCCGAGGTGCCACATCTCCGACCGCTTGTTGCGGTACAGCGTCTTGTGCGTGGAGTTCTCGGAGCTTACCCAGTGGACGATGGGCAGCCCGTCCCGGCGCAGCACGTCCGCGATGGGGGCGCCCATGCCGACCGCATCGACCACAATGGCCGCCGGCTTGTCCTTGTCCGGCGTGTCCCAAAAGTGCCGTCGCACCTTGTCCATCGACACCGCCTGGTCGCGCTCGCGCCACCATACGATGTTCTCGACGATGTTCGCGCGCCGCTTAACCAGCACGCTCCGATCCCCGCCGGCAGCAGGGTCGAACCCCCACACAGGGTGGTAGCCCTCCAGCGGCACGGCCTTGCGGCCCACC